TCACCGTAGCGAGCATACTCAAGTCCGAACAATGCGTTCAATCCTGGGAGCAACTCTTTCAGTAGTTGTGCGCGTGAAATAGCCATTTATATGCTCCTTAAGCTGCTGTTGCTACAGCAGAAGCGCTGTAGTAAGTGTGAACACCAAAGTTGAACTTTACGATCACTTCAGTGAATGAACCAGATGCGTTAACTGTTTCTGGAACGCCAGCGATTACACGGAAAGGCAGTGTAGTTGCGGAGCCAGTAGTAGCTGAAACACCTTCTTTAGAGTCACCAGTAGTTGTGGAACCAGCAGTAGCCAAGATAGCAACGTTGTTGCCAATATCGGTCTGAGTTACACCACCAATAGTTGTTGCATCGGATAACACTGCTACTTTAAACAAAGCATCAGGATCATCACATACATAAGCAACGATATCGCTAGCCACTGTAGAAGCTGGATAGTATTGTTGTTGCAAGAATTGCTTGGTAGTTGGGTTTGTGAATGCACAGCCCAAGAAAATACCAACTGCATCTGTTGCAGAATCTGTTGTTGAAACTCGGCTCAATGTTCCGCCTGTATTCAAACGCACGACATCACCATAATAGATAGATGTGCCTGAGCCTGAAGCGATTGGAATTTGACGAGTTGCACCAGCAAATACCTGACCACCGATCAAATTGAGCGGCTGAAACCCATAAGGGCCTGCTACGGTAGGATAAGCCATTTAAAACTCCTAATTAAAATTAATTACCTTTACCAAAGCTACTTGAGGATTTACGCTCTTTAAAGAGTGGCATCCTTGGGTCGCTTTGACGCATTAAACTGTTGTCTACAGCCTCTGTTTGGGATTCGGTTTGATTAGCATAATATTGATTACGCTGTTCTACCATCTCCGTAGGAGTCTTGCATAACAACAATCCACCAATCTCGATGTTGTCTTTAAATCGACTAGTCGGATCAATTAACAGTTGAAACTTTGGTTGCTCTTCAACGGTTACTGGTTCCCAACCTTCTCTCAGTTTTGCTGAAAGATTGCGGGGATCCGCATTACCTAGTGTTGAAGTACGAATCCAACGATACGAGTAACCTGGTTGCTTATCTGGCTCTGGGAGCAGTTCCGCCGGCATCCACTGTTTAGGACGCTCTTGGACAACACGGGTTTCTAATTCACGAGTAGTTCTGTTGTTAGCCATCTTAGGCCTCCATTTTTAATAGTTCACGGGCGTATTGCTCTGGGGTTAATCCCAGTTTTTTAGCAATTGATTGCTGAGAAGTAGTCAGCCTAATTCTTTTTGAGTTCGTGCTCCGGGCAGCCGAGGCTACTACCGTGCTAGGTTTACGCTGTGCGGTCTTCTCGCTAGGCGCCGTTACTTCATTTACATCGTCGTCATCCTCAAATTTCTCTGGGAATCGTTTTCGAATCGTCGCATCAATGCGTTTGTAATACTCGTCTGTAGTAGCATAAGCCATTCCGTTTTCCTTGACAAGCTTTTCGTGCAGACCTAATGCAAGACTTGTCATTTCGTCATCCTGACCAAACCAGTCGTTTTGAGCTTGCCATTTTGAGGCTTTGCTATCCACGGCTGGACGCTGTTGTACTGGCTGAAAGGTTTCTTCTGGCTCTGGACGGCGGTTTTGAATGTCTTCTGCTGCGCTTAAGGCACGATCTACCTTCATCTTAGCGGAAGTCATACGCTCTTGAGCATCTACTAAACGCTCTGAATCGCCAGATTCATATGCCTCACGATAGTCTTTTTTAGCCATGGCAAGTTCTTGCTCAGCACCAGTCTTGAATGAATCAACTGCAAACTTCTCGGTATGGTTTACCTTACCTTTGAGAGATTTATTCTCTTCATACAAGCGCTTAGCTAAGTCAATGGCTTCCTGTTTCTCACGCTCAGCCGCTTCTTTGGCTCTACGCTCGTCATGGTAAACCTTCTTGAACTGCTTGATTTTGGTTTGAACGCCTTTGGAATACTCTTCCAATTCGTCTTTTTCCAGATTTTCTACGAATTCCTTGGTAGCTGGTTGCTTACCACGGTCTTTTTCGGGGGTGTCGTCTTCAATTTCTACTGAAAAGTCTGGCTCATTTGATTCTTCGTCCTTGGACTCGTTCTCAATAGCCTCATTCTCAGCTTCATCTGGAAACTGATATTCATCTTTATTCATTTAAAGCTCCTTATTTACGTCGAATTCCACGGGGATCAGCCACTACAGCTTCCACGGAGTCATCGTTAATGATTCTGAATTCACGTCCATGAATAACTAAACGTGTTCCAGCGTGTGGACGGACTAATACAAAGTCGCCCTTTTTGCACCACGCACCGTTAGGGAAACGGTTTGGGTCTTTGTAGCAATCATCGCCCAAGTCAACAACGAATAAGACTGTAGTTAATAGCTCTTCGTTCTGAATTGTGATGTCTGCTTTGATAATGCCACTTTCGTGCTCTTTTTCCATTTCTGGGATAGCGCAAAGGATGCGATAGCCAGATGGTTTTGGGAGCTGTGTTGCTTTTTCTTCGTCTGACTTTTCCATAATGGCAGATAAATCCACCGCTTTGGATAGGTCTAGTTGGTTACTCATCCGAGTTCTCCAGTTTGTCTTTGAGGTCTAATATGTATCCACGTGCGATCAGCAGACCTCGGATCTCACCACACGCCTTTTTATACTCCGTCAAGTCAAGGTTGCCGTTGACGACGGCTTCCTTTAGTTGTTCTACTTTTTCGTCCAATTGCTTGGTTAATAAATCGAATTCGGTCATTCGCTACCTTTCTTGGTTAAGGCTTGGAATACTTTGATTGAATTTGCATCTTTCTTTTCAGCGATATCAGCACCTAACTTAGCACCAGCTAATTGCTCAGCACGGTCTGCCTCGTCTTTCTCTTTGGCAATCTTAGATCCCAGCTTAGTACCTTCAATCTGCAATGTACCTTCCATACGCTCACGCTCAATCTGAATGCGTTCACGCTCAAGGTCTGCATCAATCATGTCTTTAGCTGCTTTGCGTTTGCTGTCTTCACGCTTGATCTCAAGTTCCTGCATCTGCATTTGGATGATTGGATCTTGTGCTTGCTGTTGTGCTTGTTGCTGAGCTGCCTGTGCCTGGTTCTGCTGGAGCAATTGGGCACTAGCTTGTGCAACCAAACGGGACAACTGAACTTCGTACTCTTCACCGATAGGCTCTTGATCGTCGCCTTCTTTGATGTAAGGCAATGGAGCACCGAGTTGCTGTTCAATCTGTTGACGATACTTGAATGCAAAGTGCTCAGCCATGTGAGCTTGCATAGCTCCAGTAATAGCATTAGCCATCGGGTTCTGACCGATCATTGCGGCAGTCTGTGGATCTTGCAAGAAGTTCTGGTGAGCCATCAAGTGGGCTTCGTGATCTTGGTAGATAAATGCTTTCAATGGTTTATTAGTGATAGCATCCATGTTCTCAGTGATCGGATCTTTTGGAGTCTGATCGTCAGGCAACGGGATAAGCTTTTGAGCGTTGCGAATACCCAACACTTCAAGCATTTGACGGTGCAACTGAGGGAGGTTATAGATCTGTGGAGCATTCTGGGCTAGTTGTAATACTGCTTGATACTGAACAATCTTCTGTGCCATTGTAGCAGCATTCGGATCTGAAACAGGAATTACAGCCACTAAAGAATAGTCAGTTTTCTTAGCACGAGGGCGTCCATCTACTGGCTCATAGTTGTACTCTTCTGGTGTGTAATCACGAATGATGTCTTTCAGAAGACCTAGCTCTTGCTTCATTGAATAATGAACACGGGCTTGGATTGCGCTCATCACTTTGAGTGTGCGCTCCAAGATAGCCAGAGTTGTACCTACAGGAGCATTGGCGCTCATGTCTGCAACCTTCATATCGCCAGCAGATGCAAAGCGACGACCTTCTTCTACGATAGTGCCAAGCAAGCTATAGAGAACTTGTGATGGCTCTTTGTATGGGAGGGTCATCAAGTTGTCTTTGATGGCTCCAGATGGTACATCTACGTCACGGAACTCGCCTGGTGCAATTGGGGTGTCATCGCCTTTAACACGCAAACCACGGGTTTTGAATCCACCCGGTAGGTTCGACAATGTACCTGCGTCCACGAGTTGACGAATGAGGCTTGTACCAGACTTGGCAAATGCCCCGACCAAATGGATAAGACCAAAGCAATAGAAACCAAAGCCGGGTACATAACCGTAGTGTACGAAATGATTGCGTTTTTGTTTAAGTTCATCTTCTGGCCTCCAGTTACGACGGATAGCTAGAACTTGTGAACTGCCTTTGTCGATGGTTACGACATAAGGAAGTGCAATACCTGTTGGCTCGCCGTCTTCACCTAAGTCTTCATATCCTGGTAAGTCAAGATATGTGTGGATTTCTAACAACTTATAGCGATCATCTGAAGAGGCACGGAATCCCATCTTCTCAGCGATACGCTTCTCTACTTCATCCAGATTATTCTCTGGCTCACCTAAGTCAATATCCAAATAGAATCCGTCAACCTGCATACGGCGGATCTCATTCTCGGTCTTACGCATGACATGGGTAACACGAGGAGACTGCTCAAGGCTTGATGCGCCATAAGGAACTACGATGTCTTCCGCAGGGATAAACATGGAAGTCTGGCGGTTTAATGATGGATCAAAGTAAACCTTTTTAAAGGCGTTACCTGATAGACCCAAGCCCCAAATCATGCGCTCATGCTCTGGGCGGTATTCAGTCATTACATCTGTCAACTGGTAGTTCATGTCATCCGCTACACGGATAGCTGCTTCTTTTTTCTCTGGTGTCTCTTTACCAATGATCTGTGTCTTTACTGGGCCAGCTGCTGGGAAAGTCTCCATGATTGTTTCAGCTTGGAACTTAACCAATGCTTCTGAGAGTAGTGGATGGTAAACGCCACAGGCGCCTTCCCACGGCTCGCTACGCTCTTCAATCTTCATACCCAAGAGTTCCAGACCATCTACATAAGTCTGGATCCAATCTTTACGGGATGATACGTCGTCTTCAAAGTCGCCTAATAGGTCGCCAACGATTTCTGTTAAATCGCCTTCGCTGAGATACTCAGCCAAGTTGTCATCAAAGCCTTCTTCTTCGGCATCTTCTGCTTCAATGTCAATTTCCATTCCGTCTACACCAATGTGTACAGACTCTGGATCCACAATCTCAATTTCTAGATCTGGCTCCTCTGTTAATGAATCTAACCCTACAGGGGCTTGGTATAAACTTTTTTCAATTGACATATGGTGTCCTAGTAGTATGCGGCTTTGCGTCTAAAATTAACTGGTTCGTCTTGTTCGTCGGTTTGTAACGGGATGAATCCACCTTTTCGATACCTGATAAGCGCCTGAGATGCGGAGTCCACAAAGTCATCGTGGTCAGAGTTAGGAAATGCTGCCATCTCCTCAATTACTTCTTCTGCCCAACGTCTCCGTGGCGCCCAGACCTTGCCAGATGCAAACAAATCTGATACGGAATTAATACGAGCAATCTTATCATTACCACGGGTAGGTGTAAACTCCGAGACTGGTATACCCATTGCTCTTAGCTCATAAATTAAGGGTAATCCCGATGCTTTTCCCTCAACAATAAACGCATCTGGTTCCCATTCTTTGTAAGTTTCGTAGGCAACCTTCTTCAATTGTGGAAATTCCATGCGATCTTTAAAGGCATCCAACATAATTATGTTCGGATCGTTCTCATTCTCGTCTTTATAGAAGATTCCCCATGTCGTACAGGCGGAATAGTCTGACCTTTCGTTCTTAGTGAACGCAGTATCCCAAGATTGAATGATGAAATCACACCTTGGAGGGTCTTCTTTCTCCCAAACCTGCCACCATTCCCGCTTAATCAGCGCTCCCTCTTCACTCGTTGGCTCTTGCTGGTACTGTGCGTTCCATTTCCCTACGGGAAGTTCGTTTCTAAGAGCCTCAAGCTCCTTTAAACTCCAGAATTCCGGCCATAATGAGTTACCAGACGGCAAAATTGCGGGTAAGTTGATAACTTCCCACTCTTCCCCGTCCCTTTCGATGGTGCTTTGTAACACTTTGCCGATCAAATCACGCTTAGACCAGCGAGTCATAATGATAATGATCGCTCCGCCTGGCTGTAAACGCTGTCTTGGGCCTGAGGAGTACCATTCGTACACCTTATCGTAGACCTCTGGGTTAGTCGCGGCTATCGCTGCCTCTTGCTCCGAGTGTGGATCGTCAATAATGAGCAGATCCGCACCTTTACCAGTAACAGTACCGCCCACACCAATAGCAAAGTAATCACCACCAGCGTTAGTGGCCCAACGACCAGCAGCCTTAGAGTCAGATCGCAGAGCGACATTGGGGAATATCTTGGCATATTGTTCACTATCCACTAAGTTACGAACTTTACGTCCAAAGCCCACAGCCAATTCTGCGGTATTGGAACACTGAATGATCTTCTTGCTAGGGTCATTACCTAGGAACCATGCTGGCAGTAAGTACGATCCGAACTCAGACTTGGTATGCCGTGGGGGTAGACTAATCATCAACCGCTTTAGTTTCCCTTCCCGGATCTCTTCGAACTTCTTTGCCAAAATCTTGTGGTGTCTGCCGTGGATAAATCCGGGCCACATCTCATGGACAAAATCCATAAATGAAACCTGTGCCTTCTCACGCTTGAGAGAGTTCATATACTCCTGCGCCATCTCAAAGAATGACTCCTGCTCGTGCAGGGGCAGTTGCTCTACGATCTTAGTCAAGTCCAATGTTACGCACCTTTATATAGGATGGTCTGACACTTCTCGCCCTCTTCGGTAACTTCTTGCAGTGTCCCAAATCACAAAGCTTTCCAATAAGTCTGTGTACATTACCTTTAGACTTATCCCCAGTAATGAGCATAATATTCTCTATAGACGGGGCAAACCCATACTTCTTCCACCACTCATCTATCACCATATAGATCTGTGCTTGCTTCTCTGTCATAGCAAAAACACCAATCCATATATTGCAAAGAAGACTGCGAATACTAATAGGAATTCACCCAAGGTCATTTCCTCACCTTTGAATCATGTACGAGCCACAACTCCATAATCAATTCTCTAATCTCTTCTGGAGACATGTGTTCTATCAGTTCTAATATCTTATCCATAATTTTATATATACCCCCTACCCCTTTGCTATCCAATTAGTGACGGGGGGTGTTTCTGTATCTGAGAGTTCTCCCAGATGGGAATTTTTTGTACCCCCCACCCCCTCTTCTGATCTAAAAGATACGGGGGCATGTGTGGATTCACTAACTTTTGGTGATGATTTGTGTGGAATACTATGTGGAGTGTCGCCATCGATCGCAGGAGATTCTTCGGGGGTCGGGTGCGGTGGGGTCGCAGATTCGTCCTTCTGCCGTCTGGCATCCGCCAACTCGGACAATAACTCCAAGGGATCGCCCTCGCTTGCATCTATCGTCCTCATGTTCTCGCTTATAGCTTTCTTAAGCTGATCCATCAAATCGTGGCGGGCTTGATCGCTATCCTTGATGATCTTAGTTTCCGTCCTATGAATAAATGCGTCCACTCCTGAGACTTCTCCTAATGCTTTGATCGCAGTCAAGCGAGACGCAGGAGGATTTTCCCCGTTCAGAGCCTCTTTTGTGAGCTGAGAAATAACGAGTGCCCTCAATTGAGCTAGAGAATGAGATTTATTGAACTCAATAGCCTGTCTTATCGCCTCAACTTCCATCGCAATATCATCTCGTTTGGCTAACTCGCTCCCGTGGTTCGCTTGCACTTTCTTATTTGCCTTCGTGTTATATGCTTTCCGATATGCTCCCGCCTTAGTATTGCCGAGGGCTAATTCCTTGGCAAATTCTTTCTGCTTATGGGTTAGGCGACTATTTCTCGTGCCGGTCAATAGGACATCCATCGGCACTTGATCTAATCCTTCTTTGATTTGCTTTCGGGATAGCTTGGTCATAAGTAACGGGAACAAAATAGGAACATGGGAAGATTCTAGCATAACTCTGCAGCAATACTGTATAAACATACAGTGGCCTGGTTCTTGTAGTCCATACTGAGACACAGACCAAGAGACAAGCAAGCCTCTGTGATGCTCTCTTCTCTCTCCTATTAGAGTATTTATCCCTATATAAACATGATCCAAACCGATTCCATAAGGGAAGTATTTAGCGGGCGGATAACTTAGCGAGATCAAGCAAATAAATATTTGAACTTCTGCCCTGACAATTCGCGAAGTCCATCGTCTTTATAAATATAGGACGATCAAACCCTCACAAAATGGAATCTGATTTGTCCTATGGTTAGG